TCCACCCTCTTTCTTAACATAACCATAAGGACCATAAATTGGATTTCCATCATATGCCCAACCAATAATTGGAGAATGATCTGGAGACTCAATTTCTTGCCCGTTAACACGTTTTAAGTCTGGTTGACCATATAAGGATACTCCCTCTTGATTCGTCGCATACATACCCTCTCTGAGTTTCCTGGGAGCATATAAGTGTGTGTATTGTAGTCCATACCCTCTATTCAATCCATTTACAATAATTCCATCATCAGATGTTATTTGTTCACCTTGATAATATTTTTCAAATAAGTTTACAGTCCATTGTTGGACATTAGTGCGAATCTTTACTTCAGATCCTGGTGATACAACATCGATTGAAGTAGTTGATGAACCATATCCAGCACCTTTATTAAGAACCTTAACTTCTTCTAAAAGATATGTGGCAGTAGTTCCAACGCCAACAGTTTTAAGAATAGGAGTTAAAAGAGCACCAGAACCAGTACCCGTTATTTGGAGATCTGGGGGAGCAATATAATCTTTACCTTTATACTTAACATAAACTTCACTAATAGATCCACCACTAATAATTGGTACAAGTTCAGCTCCAGTACCAGAAGATAAAGTTACATCAGGTTCTCTATTAAAATTAATAACCTCAGAAGATCCATATCCGACACCTTTATCAATTAAATGAATAGATGTAACCTCTCCTCTGAATATTGGTTGAATTTTAGCCTCAAAGGTTTCTGTTCCTACAGATGTTACTCCTACCTTTCCTTTTACTTGAACACTAATAGGAGGATAATTAAATTGATGAGTTCCTACACCAATATAAGTAAGATCACGATATTGTTTAGTCCTATAATAAAAATCTTTAGCAGTAGTTCCTACACCAACACTTGTTAATCTAAAATTATCTTTATCAACAACATTAACATAATAATCTGTAGCAGTTGTTAATCCTGTAATAGGAGTTCCTGTACAAGTATAGTTAATGATTTCTCCATTTTTATAATCATGATTTACAATGTTTATTTCATCTGAAGATGTATTGATTCCTGCAGGTTGTACAGTTCTCTTCTTATTCTCATAACCAGATCCAGATGTAAGTACATTAATAGATTCTACAATAGATTTTGTATTATATGCTTTTATGTGCTGTACACCATCACCACGAGCAGTAAGTACAACAGTATTAATTCCAGCTAAAGCACCTGCTTCACCAGTATGGAGTCTTATTACAGTTCCACCTGTTCCAACTACAGAAACCCAATAACTTGCATCACTTGTTAATCCAGCAATAACACTTTGACCTTTAGGGTCATATATTACTTTTTCACCATTAGCAAATTTGTGATAGGTTGAGAATCCAATTGTAGATGGTAAATCTCCTGTTGTACCAAGTCCAACTTTACTAGAATTAGAGAAGAAAGGAATAGAATGTGATACGGACTGCATATTTACACCAACAGTCGCACCTTTACCATTTCCTCCAGTAATTGTTACTACAGGAGTTTCTTCATATGCAAAACCAGGATCTATGAGTCTAATATCTTGTAAAGTTCCTTTAACTGCAACACATCCTGTAGCACCTGTACCAACAGAATCAGCAATTCGACTAATAGGAGGATTTATTACATCATATCCTTTACCACCACCCAGAACATCTATACCTGTTATTTCTCCATAATTAATTTTATCATAAGATTTGTAATTTAATATTTCTACACCATTTGCAAGAATACCAGTAGTACCTGGAGTAGTTTCATATATGGTTCCAGTATTAATTGGTGGATTAATTGATCTTACAAGTTTTTGAGATTTTAAAGTCTCTTCATGGAAACTAAAGGGTTCAATTCTATTATCAGTTACGATTCCTACATTATCAAGAGTTACATAATTTTCAAAATAAAGGTCAGATCTACTTTTTGCAAGTTTAATGCTATTAGCATCTACTCGTTTAACAAAATAAAGACCTTCTGAATTGGGGAATAGTTCGGATTTAATTACATAATTATCTAACTTAGTACCACTAGTAGTGTCTACATAAATCTCATTAATTATTTGTGGTGTATAGTAAATCGCATCCCCAGTATAATAACCGTGGTCAAAAATAGGTACGCCAACAGGTGTTGTAGCATCAGCAATAATATTAAAGGTATCTCCATCAAAACTTCCATTAAAGATAATTCTATTCGCATTAACACCTAAAGCAGAAGCATCATATGATGGAATAGAAGGTGATGTGATTAAAAGTTTATCCTCTGATCTTTCTTTATAAACATTTTGAACATCACTAGAATATACAGATGCTTCTGGGAAGTTAAGAGCATTTACTTTAGCAATTTTTCTTTCAATTATGTAAGGATTATCTTCAAGATATCGAGTAACATCAATTTCACCCTGTTCTTTCATAATGAAAGATTTGGAAGAAGTTATTTGACTTATAAGAGAAGGTGGATAAGCAGTTCTAGCATCTGCAGATCTAGAAAGAACAGCTCTATCTCCTACTTTAAATCCATGATCAACATCAGTAAAGACTTCATATGTCCAGTCTGAAACGTCTATTAATCCTAACTGTTTTACTTTATAAGTTGGTGAAACATTATAGAACCAATTAGATAATCTATAATCGGTATTACCAATTCCTAAAGTTTTAATTTTTATACTATCTCCACTTCCATAAAGACAAGCTGCTTTATCATATTCTAAATTATGAACAACAGATGTAATTCTTACTTCAATAGTCTCGTCTGGATCAACTACAGACTGTCCATATGCAAAAGTATTGATACCAACTGATTCTGCACTTGTAATAGTTTTAGCAATTCCAGTTAATCCAAAAAATTGGGTTAAGTTTTTAGAAGTATATGAACTTACACCTACAGTACCATCAATATATTTCCAATGAAGTTCTCCATCAGTTGCAAATCCAACTGTTGAGTCAACATCAAAAGTAGTAGCTCCTGCTGCTACTGTGCCAACAATTTTAGTTCTTGGATGAGTATTAAATGTACCATAAGTAGCACCTTCAACTCTAGAGTCTCTATTATATCCAGCATCTACACTAAACTTATAAAAGGTCTCTCCAACACCTACTGCAATCTTTTCTACATGGGTTATAGGAGCATATGCCTTCTCTAGATCAGAACCTTCATATTCATCTTGAAATAAAGTAGATAATTCCAAATTCATTGGATCACCTACAATAGGTTCTACTACAAAATCTCTTGTAATTTTATAGTTGGCATTAGATGGTGTAAAAAGAAAATCACGGGGTCTAATAATATTAACTTTTTCATTATATAATGCTTTAAATAAAATTTCAAAACCTCTATCAGTTCCTTTACTTAAATAAAAGTCTTTTGACTGTTTTAAGAAAACTTCTTGATTTAATTCTGGTGTAAGTTGTCTTCCTTCTAATCCTGGAGTAATTTGATGCTTTGTTTTAGTTAAAAACTCTTTTAAGAATAAACAACTTAAATTTTCTATAGTAGATCCTTTAGGATGTTGTTCTGCAGTTGTAGATTCAAAAACTAACTCTTCAGCATTAGTAGGACTTCTATAAGAAGTGACGCCACTGAACCCTCTAACACATCCAGTAAACCCAAAAGTAGTTATTCCAGTATAAGTAATAATTTCATCATTAATTTTCAATAATCCATAAGAATCTGGAAATCCCAAAGTTCCTGTTGGGAAATTCTGCATATCAATATCAATTGCATCACTTGCAATTCCAACAGTCGCACCTAAACCAACAGATTCAGTAAGATTGGTAAGATTATCTATTTTTACATATTGATCAATATTAGTGACCAAATCAATTGGTCCTCCCTGATACTCCTGACCTTGATAATAGGATTTTAAGAACTCTGCGACTAATGGATACTCGGTTTGTACATATCCAGGAAGCTGGTTCTGAACTATGTTACTAAACTTAACTCTTTTTGTTGTCATTGGATATTTCTATTATCTTAGTAGGATGAAGCAACAGAAGTGCTAGGAGCAGCAGGTCCGTCAGTTTGTGTTATATCACTATTACGTCCACCTGCACGAACCAGACTGCCGTTGGCATAACTCGAAGAGGTAATATAGTTGGAACCAGATGGATCTAATCCAGAAGCAATTTCGTCCACGACAGTTTCAAACATACTGTTACTTATATCTAGTTGCAAATAAAGATCCTGTAATCCAATAACATCATTAGATAAAGGACATGCTGAAATTTCAATAATGGTTTGACCATCTTTTATCATTCCAGATTGAACATTAATTGGATTAATAGTAATAACTCCATTCTTATAATCAATATTTCCAACATTTCTTCTAATAATAGTAGGAGATTGTGACTGTATAGAAGGAAGAGTAAACAAGAATAGGGATCCTGTTAATTTATTAGTATTTGGTATATCTGAAATATACACATCATCCATTACCCCTGCTATTTTAAATGCTGATGATTTAATATTATATCCACTCATGCTCTTAATATGAAATTCGTTACCAAAACCAATTTGATACTCTGCAAAAGCATTTAATACTGCTCTTATGTCTCTACGTATATAAACAGTTGTAATATTGGAAGTTATTGATTCATTACTCTGATCAATAAGATTTAAAAACTTACTATACTTAAATCTAGCACCATATTTGTTCATATCGGAAGATTCAGCATATTTTTCAGCATTACTTTGAACTAATGAAGAAACATACGCTGCAGTTGGAGCAAGATTTGTGTTAAAATAGATTTTTGAGTTAACTTCAAGGTACAAATACTTCAAATCAAGTATTTCTGGGACAATTCCTGCTACAGCATACTTTTTCAACTTTAATTTAATCTTTTCTTTGATCAAACTTGGTAAAAAGTCACCAGTTCTTGGTTTTATGCTAATAAAGACCTTTCCAAACTGAGGAGGTACTAAATCTTCTCCTCCAAAAACGGAAATTGATTCAGTTTCTGGATAAATTCGTGATGGAATCAAAGATTCATAGTCATTTGAGGTTACTGCTCTGTTTTGAGACGAATAAATCCTTGGAGCAAACTTTCTAACCGATTCTACAGACTCAATTGTCTCTCCACCCGATGCAGTCAGTCCTGTAGTCATTAAAGAGATGCCAGAACTGATAGTATATGATTGAGCATTACGTGTATACTCAATTCTACCTGCAAAGTTAAAAGAACTTAGTCCATTTGCTGCATCACCATTAGAAGTGATGTAATTTATTGTAATAAAGTTACCATCTTCAAGATCTTTTCCAAAAATACCGTCTCCAAAGAATATTTGATATCTTTCATCTTCAATTTCTTGTAAATAGTAAACTTTTGAGTCAGAATTTACGTCAAAAAGACTATTTTGAATGCTATATTTGGTTTCTGTCGTAGATGCTTCGTTCGGACGTACAGAAACAGTAATTAAATCAGTATCAACTCCAATATTTGGTAAAATAAACTTTTGATTTGGAATTCTGGATGAATATGTGAAGGTTTGAGTTAAAAGTGTACCTTCAAAAACCTCAACATCGTTAAATTCTGCAATTCCGTTAAAAACTGGAACCGTAATATCACTTAAAATCGAAAAAATAAAGGATTGACCACCAAATGCTGCTGCTGATGCTGCCACAGGACCTTTTTTAAGGGTTAAAGTAGCAGGTGAAGGGGTAATTCCACTCGTATTTACGAAAAATGATACAGTTGATCGTGCTGCTTGCCTTGGACGGGGTACATAACCTATATTTCTTGCTAATGAAACGATATTTTCTCTTAAAGTTGCAGTATCAATGAACACTTCGTTAGTGATCATGTTCGCATTATAAGAAGTAATGTAAGTATTGTATGCCAGAACATCTAAAAGCGTTGAAAGGTTAGATCCCTCGAAGTCGTAATCAGTAAAATTCGAGTTAGATTTAAGATATTCCTCTAAAGTTGATTTAACTTGGTCAAAATCCAAGTTAGAAAAGTTAGCTAATGGCATTTTTACCTACTTGACTGCAAAACAAATTGTAATTCTTGTGCTGGAATCTCAATTCCAATGATCTCATATACGATATTTACATCAAAAGCATTATTATCATAGTTTGGAAATACTAAAACATCGATTAATTGCACTCGTGGTTCATAATTTTCTATAGATTCACGTATTTCATCAACAATAATAGTAGCAGTAATCTCGTCTATGTTCTCAAATAAGGATTCGGTGATCCTAGAACCAAAGGATGGGTCGAAAAACTTCTCTCCAGGTGTTGTAAATACAATATTACGAATAGAACGAGCAATTGCGTTTGCATTTTTAAGTGCAATGAGATCTTCATTCAGGGGATTTGCCTGAAATGTCATGCTAATGTCTTTAAATCCTTGACTAACCCGTTCTAAAGGCACACTAATACACCGATTATTGTTTATTTATTAAGGATTGTATACTCTTATTCTGTAAGAGTAAACGCATCCACTTCATAATCTAATCCATCTTCCTCAAAATCCCCAAAAATCTCACTTTGAACTAAATCATCACGTTTTTTAGGTGTAAGACGGTCATTATTAACCTCTCTTAGCATTTTTTTCTTGGAATTTTCCATAATTTTGGTATGTTTTTACTATTTAACATAAAAAAAGGAGGGACTTAACCCTCCTTCATTATTTTCCTTG